AAAATACAAGGTTGTGTAAAAAATACAAGGTTGTGTAAAAAATACAAGGTTGTGTAAAAAATACAAGGTTGTGTAAAAATACAAGGTTGTGTAAAACCCACACACGCCTATAAAGTGGGGTAGGTGATGATGTTTATATCATACTCCAATTATCGTGATTAAAGGGTGCCATTTCAATCTCATTAATTTTTGTTTTCCAATAACTAACTCTTTTATCAAAATTTAATTCTTTCATATCTTTATGATAAAACGGTTTTTGTCGCATCCGATCGGCCTCTTCAGGTGTAATGGAAGGTTTTGAACCATAACAGTTAATTCCATATTTCATTTTAGCATCGTTGATGTACCCTCCATTCAGACCAGGGCGTCCGCAGTCCTGTTCGTGTCCTTTAATGCGCTGTAATCGGTCCCATTTCTCTCTTTGCGTTGGAAACAATGCCATTTGGTCTTTTGACCAACCATAGGTGCACCAGTCTGCACCTTTATCATATGCATCCTTCAACTCATCAAACGATGCTAGGCGTGCATTGTGTGCTTTACATATTTCCGTTGCATCCTGGTATGTATATTTATTATCAGGTAAATGAAACACTTGGTCTTTTAACATTAGTTTAACCGTTGAACCGTCGTCTTCATATACTGGTTCCGGATAATAACCCAGCCAATGTTTTATCGTTTCTATCATATCAATCCCAAAAATATAAGTGAGACCATTCAATAATAACATTGCAATAAATAAAATCCACAAAGAGGTTTCAAAAATGACTTTTACAAACGACGCATTTCCGTTTTCATTGTTTCCTAAAGACGAAAACAAATAATAATAAATAATAATTAACGCAATAACCCCGATTAATAACATGGGTTCTGTTCCAATATATTTATTTTGTATTCTATCTTCAAATTTATCAATCATTCGTTGTTGTGGTTGTTCCATATGTATATATTATTTATGTTATATTTTTTTTACGATAAAAGAGACAATACGATTGAGGAGAGATAACATCTTGTTTATTCATTTCATTAACGGAGGTATCATTAAAGATATACCATTTTCCATTTGCATTTTTAATGTATGCAGTATAATGCCCACCACGCGAACTACCACCATGATTACATACCGCGTATAAATCATAAACATACGAAGCGGGGTTGTATCCTTTGACATACTTTGAAAAATCCACATTATCAAGCGGAATATCAATTCGTCCATGATTTTTATTTAAGTTTGTGGTATTCCAGCGTTTTAAATCAATAATCAATACCTTCGGTAAACTCCAGAAACTTATTTTACGTTGAACATCTTCGGTTTGTTTGGTTTCATCATTAAACCATGCATTTTTGTTTGCGTGTGATAATACTTCTGCTTCACAATAAAGGTCAAAACAATCATAGAGCGATACGGTGTCCTGTGCTGGTATAGATAAACTCAATACCGAAAATGGTTCGGGTCTAGCACTTAAGGTTTTATTTGTCGTATTTGAAATAATTTCTGACACATGAATACCGTAAAATATGTTTAAAATTTCCGAATACTCTTTTTTATACATATTTTGCATCATTGTATAGCATGTTACGGCTAGTTTATCGGTTTCATTTTGTAAATTTCCATTAATCACCATATCAACCTCGCGTGATAAAGCATTATGAAATGAATCTATCATGAATAAGAGAAATTCTTGGACATCATTTTGGTCATAACCGGTAAAAATATCACGTTTCTTGATTTGAGCAATTTTTCTTATATTTTTTACAAATCCGTTTGGCGCAACGGTGCAATTTGTGCTCCACAATAATTCGCGTAATTTATCCCATTCCAATAAAATAATTGAATCCGCTACTTTTTTTAGCCGTTTTTTATACTCACCGCCATTTAAAAAATCATTAAATTCATACGTATGCGATAATACCTGCATACATGAATTTAAATAACAACTGTTTCCTAGATTTGCTAGACCAGATAAGCCACGATTTGCATATTTATTCATTTATGAACTATGTAGTTTATATAGTTGGTGTTATTTATTTATATTTTAATTCTATAATATATAATGTCGTCGTCGTCGCATGCTAGATTGAAAAACAAACCTAAAATTCCGAGTAAATTAAGAACGGTTGTTACCGCAAAATCATCAAAACCAAAGAGTAACTCCTCGTCTTCTAGGTCGTCCCCGCCTCCGCCGCCCCCTTTGCCGCCGCAACCGAGTTTTACCTCTACGAATCCGAATCCCAAAAAAAAAAAAGAATCTTATATTAGTACAGGTAAACGTTTAATCTTTTCTAAAGATAATCCAAATGGGTTTCTTGAATATAAAAACACTGATGACATTCTCATTCTTATGTATGAGATTATAAATAAGGACGGAAAAACAAGAGAACATAAAATCACGTATGTTACTCCTGCGAGTGAGATTAAAAAAATTAAAGAAAATAATAAAAAAATGCTTAAAGAAATGGGTATTCTGACACATCACCAGTATACAATTCCAACGGGAGGCAAGAAAACGCATAAGCATCGTAAAGGTAAAAAATATTACAAAAAGAGAACACTACGTAAACGCAAGTAACTAATTAATGTAGGTTAAACGATGCTTTATGCTTTATGCTTTATGCTTTATGCTTTCGCCGTAAAGAATGCATGAATGGCTGTATCTCCATTTTTCATATTATTTGTGTGCCTTAAATAAGGGTCAAATAATAGCGCTTTTACTTCTTTGTTACGCAGCGACGTTTCTTTGTCTTTATATTTTTCAGGGTCAGGGTATTCCTTATGTAGTTTATCCAATGCAGCCTTCCAAGAACGCAGCGTATGCCCCTTCTTTTTTTTGAAATCTTTCATTTGTTCCAACACCAAGGCAAAGACTTGTTGCACCGGTTTCATAATTTGGTTTGTAATATAAAACGAATAATTGATTTTCAGGTTATTTTCTTTAATGTAAGAAGGCGTTTCAATGCGTTCGCCTTGCAATGCCTTTTTATTCGGATTTTCAATATACACAAACGGAACTCGGTCACCCACACTGGGTTTATTGCCTGGATCACGGCGACCAATTCTATCCGCCAATACTTTATGCGCAATTTGTTGAGGGTTTTTATACCCTGACCGTAACGATTTTGTAATAACCAATTTATCTATACCGTATTTTTCTTCTACCATATTTTGTAATGATTCTTTTAAAAAGGTTGCTGCATCCTCAATATTATGACTTTTCATCAAAATATCAATAATGCCACCATACACATCTTTTACAATAGGCGCATTATCACGCCGTTTCAATACAATCCCCATTGATTTGCGTTTTCCTTTATTGGGATTATGTTCATAAAGCATTCCAACATAACGTTTCTTTGAGAGTAGGCAAAAGGGCAAGAAGGTTTTCTCATACTCTAGGTCATGTGGATCTTTTAAAAACATGGAGGCCAACTCACCGGCTTGTTTCGCCAATTCAATCGTAATTTCTAATGCCTTTTTCCCAATAATAGGCGTTCCGTCCAACTCTTCCAGATTAAACCGAAAGAAGACCGAATCCGTATCACCATACACATATTCGGCCCGAGTGCGAACTTTGCCGTGATTGGTGGTATCAACGACTTCATTTGCATAGGCTTCTTCAATCACGCGTTTGCCATAGGTTAATAATTTCCGACCAATTGCAGTTGTAGACGCTGCACAATCTTTTTCATAAAATGAACTGGTTTTTGCGCCCGTTTGACCATACAGCGAATTTGCCGTGACTTTAATACTCAACTGCCGCTTATCTAAAATATTTTTCATAAATTCATCGGGTTCGGTCTTAATACGTTCACGCGTTGATTTGCGTGCGGCTAACAATTCTTTTAAAATAGCCGGCATAATTGCATGCGCTGTTTCGCCAGTCTCCTTATTTGTGGGGTATTGCGCAAATCGGCACACCTTATAACCCACCTTTACTTTTTCCATTCCGGCTTTTGGATTTCCATTTTTGCGTTGCCATTTGTAGGTATTATACGTAATATCCACATACTCATACTGGGGTAAATTATCATATATATATTGGCCGGTGGTGGCATCCTTTTCCCCGGTTTCAATCAGCAGTGTACCATTCAAATCAAACTCACGTGTCCACACTTTGCTATCGTGTGAAATATTTTCACTAATCATGCTGGACGGATAAAGCGAACTGTAGTCAACACAGGCCACGGGCGTATCTAGATACAAGTTTGATTTAGGTTCCAACACGGTTGCGCCTTCATACCCGTCATCGTCCATTGATTTTTCAATGACAGGCATCAAGGTTCCCTTTTCACGGCATTTCTTAGAAATATAACTCGTCAACTTAATACTTTGACCCCGCATAACTAGGAAATCAATCGGAACACTGCATAAGGAGGCCATCTCAATATAGCCTGTCATAACATCTAGTTTTCGCATTAAATGATGAACCAAGTTACAATCCTGAATACAGTATTTTGCAATCACGGCCCGTTCATTCGGTCCTTCATTCGTCATTCGGAAAATATCCTGCGGCGTTACATCGTCTTTTGCCATACCCCACCGAACTTTTTTATTCACTAGATCGGGTTCTTCTTTGCCTTGAATAACAAACGACCCTTCTTTATAGTTCACTTCACTTACTTCAAATTTTTTCCCATTTTTATATTGGTCTACGGAATGGGCTTCTTCTTCAAAATTAATGTAACTTCCATTTTCTAATCCAGTTAAGTTTTTACTGTATAGTTTGGTTTTTTGTATAGATGGAGTAGTCTCATCCGTTGCATTCGTTGTAGCTGCCTCGGTATAATGCTCTAATTTACTAACGCCGTCGCCGATAAAATAACCCGAGACGTAATCCAATTTGTATTGAGTCAATTGAAAATCACGGCGAAAATAATTATACAAATCAACTTGTAGACGCCCACTCATTTTTGCAAATTTTAAATCGTGTTGTCCACTTGCAATAACGAGGGTGTTCTCTTCCAGCCCTTCTTTTCCTGTCCGCCAATTCTTTTTCAAACACACTTCATTTTTGTTGCGTGATAATTTCATAAATTCCTGTTCGCATCCTAATTCTTTTGCACGTAAATACATAAATTGGTAATCAAATCCAAAGATATTGTAGCCAATAATAATATCCGGATTTTCGCGTTGAATAAGGTCGGCCCATGCCAATAATACTTCTTTTTCGGTTTTATAGCACTCAATCACTGCATTATTCACAGGGGCGCATGTGTCCTTCACAATACAATGGTTTAAATAGGGTTTATCTTCACCATAGTTTACAAAGGTGGAACCAATGAAAGTCACATTATCGCCTTGCAATAGTGGGAACACATCCGTGAGCGTGCGTGTTAATTCTAATAATTTTGTATCCCGTGTGGCTTCCTCGTCTAACAATAAATCAATCATGGTGCCTTTTTTCTTATATGCCTTGGGTTTGTTTTTTGCACCTAGACCTAGACCTAGACGCCAATCACCACCACCACCACCATAGTGTTTGACTTCTTCAACCACTTGCATAGAGACTACATCCTCACCATCGCCCTCCTCGCCATCCCCCTCCTCGCCGCCCTCCTCGCCATCCTCTTCTGCTGCATCACCGTTTGTTTCTTTGGTAGTTGTCGTGTCGTATTTAAGATTCGTCAGTCCACTGCTATCTACGACATCCATACCTAAAGTGTCCTTGTAATTTGCTGGTTTGATTTTAATCCAAAGCTGAAAGTATTTTTCTACATTGGCGTGCGCGACGGGTTTAATCGGATACACCCTATCAACGTCTTCTACTTTTTGTTCGGCGGTTGCATACCCAAAGGCCGTAAGAACAATTGCCTTTAGAAATGCATCAGTATACGTGTTTGTTGCTTTACAGACATCCAGCATATTCGTTGCCAACTTTTTATAATTTTTGTTGGGAAGCGGAAAGTCACCATGACTGCTGCTTGCTTCAATATCAAAACTACACATTTTATAGGGCACAATTGTTTCTTTTTTTGGGAGGGGGATTATATCAGTGTAGTTAATACTATACTCAAAATCGCATGTGGTTTTTTTTACAAGCATCTTCTTGCGTTTATTGCAAGGCAAACCAATCCAGCCGGATGGACTAATTTGTTTGATATGAAAAAGACGCAATAAAGGCGGAATGTGTGTTTCATACAATCTCGTTGATTCGCTTTCAAATACTAATCCGTCGGGATCTAAACGGTATTCGCCTTTTGAATTTGCCTTGTTATACCATAATCCTTTGGTTTTTTTCATTGCAGTTTCATTCTTAAACTTGAAATGAATGAAATTGTATTGTTTCCCTGCATCAAATCCATAGAGTTTTTTACGTTTAATTAGTTTGGTAGAATGAATTGCATCTGCGTACTGTTCACCAAGCAAAGAAGAGACGTATGCAACAAATTGGACTTTCACGGTGTTGGTCCAGTCATCGCCGACTTTTACATAGAAGAAGGGCGTATACTCCGTAACATAAATACACACGGTTTGCCCTTTTTCATTGATGCCAAACATTTTAATACTAAAGATTGTTTCATTGGTTTCATCTTCACCAAAGGAACTAGCCATGACATCTTCTGTCTCAAATGTTAGCAGGCGGAACGAAGAATACATCCTTTCTGGATTGTGTTATATAGTATATAATGCAATCTTTCTATTATTTTTATATTAATTCAATTTTATATTTTAAGGATATATTTTAAGGATATATTTTAAGGATACTATAGTAACTAATTATACCATTTTACTTTTTTCGGTAGGTCTTTGTTCGGTGTTTTCTAACAGTTCGCTTTTTGGTTTTATTATTTCTCTTCGTTTTCTTATTGCTTTTCTTAGGATGCTGGCGCTGGCGGCGACGCTGACGAGTGCCACCGGCCTGTTTTTTTTTGAAAATGTGTTCTTTAATAAATTCATACATCGGACCAGCACTTCGGTCGCCATTATACGATTTAAATTTGGGGTTGCCATTTTCAAAAACGATGGCGCCAATGGTTGGGTAACCGTCAATACCAAATTTTGCTTTCTCTTTCATTTCAGTAATAACTGCATCATTGTGAAAGTCTTTTTCAATTGCAACAATCGCCATCGTTTCATTAGAATGAGTTTTCTCTATGGTTTCTATTAATTTTTTCCACATTGGCACTAAATTTTTACAGTGACCACACCAATCTGCATAAAATTCAACGAACATGGGTTTTTTATTATCAAATAGTTGTTTTACATCTTCTATTGTCTTCTTATAATTGTCTTTTATTGTATCGCCTTTTGCATCCTTTCCTTTGCCAGTAACATACGCAATTTCAAGTTTGTTATTATGTTGTACCATTATATATTATTTAGAGATTAAAAAAATCCATCATACATAAAATTATATATGGTTTTATATATATGTATAAATTAATTGTCATTTTACTATTATTTTTATTAGGATTTTATTTCATTTATCGGTCAAATGATATTGAAGCATTGACACCGTCACACTCTGCCGGCAATAATAGCGATGAAGAATATAAAGTTGCAGAAAATTGCCCTGATATTCTTATTCAAAAAGGGAGTGAGTTTTTTTTATATAATTCTAAACGCGCTAATGTTCCTGGTGTAAATCCAATTCGTTTTGATAATTTAGAAGATTATATTGAATTTACTGAATGGCAACGCAGTCAAGGAATTTTATGTCCCATTCTATTTTTACAGCATTCGTATAATGCACAGGGCGAATCGGTGTATAAAGCACGTCCTGGTCCAACAAATCAGCAGGGCGGATTGCCTGATATGTATATAACACCGCAAAATATATACCCTGATTTTAGTCATTTGCCCGATTTTAATAATTTAAATGTCATTCCGCCACCAAACGAAGATATAACAAGTAAATTACTGGATGCAAATCACGCTACTGGTTATTTTAATAAAAATGCTTTTCCTGGATTTGACCCCCAAAATCAATACATTGGGGTTGAAACGCCTATTGACCGTATATATCATAGCGATGTGCATACGAGATTAAGTCCTAATCCAATGGACCATAATTGGGGCGGCGCTGAATATACGCATAGTCTTGTAGATGCCGGAAATTATAAGGACAGAGAAGTTAGAAAATAAGAAATGAAAATTATATTCACTTCTTTTTAATATTTTTTTCCTTCCCTCCCTTTTTTTTAACCTTGCTATTATCAACACCTCCGCCAAATAATTCGGTTAATATGGTTTCAGTTGTCGTTAATATCCTTATATTTTTATTATGTCTTTTTATTTGGCTCATATTATTTGTGTAGGTAGACTGGTTTTGACCCTGGTTTTCGCCAATAGTTAACATTAAATCAGAGCTAAATATAATTTCTTCGGTTTTATAAGCATTCAATAGTTCAATATAGCTATTTTTTAACTCTGATTCGGTTTTAGCGATGTTATCCATATCTTCATTGTTGTATTCTAAATCATCTTCATTAATACCCTTTAATTTTTCTTTTAATACTTCTTCATTGTATTTTCTGGTTTCTTCGTCTTCCTTTTTCTTCTTCTTTTGCGCCTCGGTTTCTTTTGGTGGCGGTGGGGGTGGTTTTTCTTTTGGATCTTTCTCTACCTCTTCTTGTAAATCTTTTCCGCTAGTTGCCGCCAAATAATCTATGGTTGCAGTTAAAGACTCTATTTTTTCACATTTATTTATCAACTCATTTATAATACTACCAAATGTAATATTTTTATTTTTATCATTAATAAGATTAAAAATTTGGATTTTCTCTCGTGCTATATAATTCGTAATTAGTATATTGTATTCTTCTATTAATAATTTATCAATAATTTCAAATTGTTCTAAATTTTTATTATTACGTAGGTGTATTTCTCTAATAATTGATTGTTTTATATCTTCTGCTAATTGTTTTTCATTTGCTTTTCTTAATCGTTGTTTTTCAGTATCCGCTCTTTTTTTATCTCGTTCTTCCTGTTCGCTCAGCTCTTCTTTACTTTTTTTCTTTTCCTTCCCCTTCCCTTCTTTGTCGGTCAAACCTTCAATTACTTTAAGTTGAAAATTTAATGATTTAGAAGCGATACAAAACACAACAATAATTACTGCTGCATAACCAATAAATTTATAAATATCATCTGAATTCATTATATATTATTGTTTTTACTATTTTTTACTATATATAATGAATTAAATTTATTTTTTAATTGTAATAATAACATCACCCTTGCTATTATTATCGCTATTGATGCTAGTGCTGCTATTGCTGCTAGTGTTGTTTCTATTGTTATCGCTATTGATGCTAGTGTTGCTATTGCTGCTATTCTTGTTTCTATTGTTATCGCTGTTATTATCGCTGTTATTATTATCGCTGTTATTATCGCTGTTATTGTTATCGCTGTTATTGTTATCGCTATTATCATCGTTCTTATTGGTTTCATCCCTATGCTTAATATCTCTTCTCCCTTCTTTAAAACCTTCTATTTTTTTTCGGTTTTGGGTTTTAACTGTTTTTATAACAATATAAACCACAAAACTAACTAGTGCAACAATACCAATCTGTTTATATATTTTTGGAACTAATTTACATTTTAACTGACTACGTTTACCTTTCATTATATATAAAATTATAATAAAATATATACTCATTTATACTGAATAAATATGTTATTTTATAGTGGGTATGATTATGCTTATGCTTATGCTTATGCTTATGCTTATGCTTATGCAGTTTCTATCGTCATCATGGAGGGTTTCACTAAAAAATCATAAATAGTATTAATGCATGGTTTTGTTAAATGGGTTGTCTTCCCATTTTTACTTGTTATCTGCACCTTATTTAAACAGGATGCATCTGTTTCAAGTGACTTTACTAAATTTGAAAAGGTTTGAAAGTGCTCCATGATTGATTTGGCCGACACATTGCTTACACTAGGTATTTGCGATAGCATTATTTCACCTATATTTTCTGGTGTAATATTCTCTCGCTTGATTCTCTTTCCAACCACTTGTGCATAATTGGTCGTTGCATCAATCTGTTCGGCACCTCCACTGTAATACGGTAAAGCATCCGGTCCTTCCTTAATTAATTTAGTTGCAAACTGAATGATCCATTCGGCCGTTTCTTCTAAACTGGTTGTGCGATAGAGAGAGAATCCCTTAAAATAACTAATACTAACCATGGCCGATAGTAAGGTTTTTTTATCAGGCATTCCTTTAAAAGGACGATAATACCTAAAATCACCTTCTACCACATAATAAATATGGTGATTATGTATAGTGCATTGGTTTAACCGATACCCCTGTTCCTTATACCGTCCATCGCGAATACTTGAGGCTAAATCATTCAAACTTTTTCTCTCAATAATGATTTTTTCATTTCCGTCATTATCACAAATAATTGCATCACCTAAGGGTAAATTTTCACTCACTACCTTAATGTCTTGATTATCTTCAATGTAAGCATGACACAATTGAATTAATTTACTCTCTCTATAATCTAATTTAATAAGCATTAAAAATACTATTAGTGCTTATTAAAGGTTTATGTTTAAATTATTTTAAAATTAGGTAAACAGATTACGATTACCAACGAAAAACGCCCGGACGGTTACGGCAACCAACACTGCAACCATATGCAAACGAGGCGGGGCTAACAGTGCAGGCACATCCGCACCCTAATCTCTTGCGGTAAACATTACCAACCGAGGCGTTAAGGCCGACCGTAGAGGGGAGACCGGGGCATCCCCAGTAAGCAGGGCGGTTCATTAAAGAAGAAATATTTTTCGCACGACCATTTTGAGTTCCCATTATTATTATATACTATTACACTATATATTTTATTTTTTTAATTATAATTAAATATAAAAATTAATTAAATATATAAAAAATTAATTAAAAATAAAAAATTAATTAAACTATATTAAAACATATTAAAAATAAAATTGATATGTTCTAAATACTATATGAATCATCATACAAGAACCGTTATACCTAAAACAATGGATAGTATCGCTAATCCCGACGATTTGAAATCCATTTTACAAGATGGCGATGTTACTAAATGCGGTGAGAGTTTAATTTTTAATCCATTTAACTCTGAAAATAAAGAGATTACATTGAGCGACGTTCAATCTATTCTTAAACGCTATGGTGTAAATACACCCGTTCATAATTTGGAATTATACAAACGCGCCTTTATTCATAGTTCTTATACTAAACGTTCTCAACACGAAAATCAAAGCAACAATATTACAATTATGCCTTGTCCGCCGGATTGCCTGCCTTTAAAAACAAAATCAAACGAGCGATTAGAATTTATTGGTGATGGTGTATTGGAACTTATTACTAAATATTATTTATACCGTCGTTTTCCTAAAGCGGATGAAGGGTTTATGACTGAGAAAAAAATTGCGCTGGTAAAGAATGAACACATTGGTAAATTGGCATACGATATGCATATTAATAAATGGTTAATTATTTCTAAATATGCAGAGGAGAAAAAAATCAGAACTAATTTGAAAAAATTAGGTTGCTTATTTGAAGCATTTATTGGTGCTTTATTCTTGGATTTTAATAAAATAGCGGTAAACGACGAACACGGATGGTTCAAGGATGTCTTTGTGACTGGACCCGGTTTTCAGATGGCACAAAATTTCGTAGAAAAAGTGTTTGAAGAACATGTGGACTGGACTAAAATTATTAATACCGATGATAATTATAAAAATATTCTTCAGGTAAAAATTCAAAAAGAATTTAAAACAACACCTGATTATTTAGAAATTAGTCATACCCTAGATGACGGTTATGAAATGGGTGTGTATTTGTGTCTAGGTAGACCAATCCATCAAATGAAACAACAGGACAGTGTACCATTTGAAACCTACGGTTCTTTTAAAAAGATTCAAGAAACATTACTAGAACAGTCGTATGTCTTTGTATTATTGGGAAAAGGTATTCATAAAATAAAGAAAAAGGCAGAACAAATCTCAAGTGAGATATCTATTAAAAAAATTGATAATGGCACCACGGATTAATAATACGGTGTAATAAATAATTGATACAAATAATACATTTTTTTACTTTTTTTAAAAAGTTGTATTATATAAGATATGGCAACTTCTCTTTTAGCTAAATTAAAAGTAAATAAACCTCCTGCAGTAAAAAAAGACATGGAAATCAGGATGAAAGGAAAAGTGAACGGTTTTGATAAATTAAAAAAACGAGAAAAGGAACCAGCCGAAGAAGATGAACAAGACGAAGCACAAGATGCTATCAAAAAACCTCCTCCTGAAAAACGAAAAGTGATGTTTGTGGATGAAACAAAAAATAAGGATTTTGATAGAGCAACTTTTTTAAAAACATTTCAGCGACCAAAAATAGTCAATGAATTCATGCCTGCGCCTGCGCCTGCGCCTGCGCCTGTGCCTGCGCCTGTAATAAATGAAGCAGAAAAGAAGAAGAAAACGAATAAAATAACACGTAAGTTGAAACTAAAACCAAGTGATAAAAAGGAACCAGAACAAGAAAAAGAACAAGAACAAGCAAAGGAACAAGAACAAGCAAAAGAACAAGAACAAGCAAAAGAGAAAAAACAGACTAAAACAACACGTAAGTTGAAACTAAAACCAAGTGATAAAAAGGGTGAGGGTGAACCAGCACCGGCAGAACCAGGACCTGCCGAACCAGGACCTGCCGAACCAGCCCCTGCCGAAGAAACACAACTTAAAAAAACAAAAGTAACAATGAGCAGAAAAACCAAAAAACCAATGATTGGTATTAAAGAAGGACCCCTTGGTATGATTAAAATTGATGATATTGCAATTGAAACACGTCTTAAGAAAAAATTAGAAGCACCGATTGTTATACCTGCCTCTTCTTATTATATGAACAACCGCGAAATTTTTGTTAATTTTATTGCATCTTTGTTTGGAAAATATAAAAAACAATTAGCAGAGGAGGCAAAATTACCAGCAACGTGTCCTTCCGGTAATGAAGAGAATGAAATTTCTTTGATGACCCATCAAGAAATTGTGCGAGATTATTTAAATGTGTATACACCTTACCGTGGATTACTCTTATACCATGGACTAGGTTCAGGGAAAACATGTTCATCTATTGCAATTGCCGAAGGTATGAAATCTAGTAAGCAAGTGATTATAATGACGCCTGCCTCACTTCAAGTGAACTATCGCGAAGAATTGAAAAAATGCGGTGATGCAATCTACCGTAAAAATCAATTTTGGGAATTCATTCAAAGTGAAGGAAAAGAGGATGAGCTTATTGAGAATTTATCAAAGGTTCTTTCGCTCTCCGTTGACTATATTAAGAATCAAGGTGGTGCCTGGATGGTTAATATGTCTAATCCATCCAATTACGAATCGCTTAGCCAAACGGATAAATTAAATATCAATAAACAAATTGACCAAATGATTGCTTATAAGTACAGATTTATTAATTATAATGGTCTACGTGCAACGAAAATAGTAGAAATGACCCAAAATAATACGATTAACCCCTTTGACAATGCAGTTGTTATTGTGGATGAAGCACACAATTTAGTAAGTCGCATTGTAAATAAAATAGGCAAGAAAAAAACAAACATTGCCACTACCTTATATTCTTTATTAATGAAAGCAAAAAATGCAAAGATTGTTTTATTATCAGGAACACCGGTTATTAACTATCCCAATGAAATTGCCATTTTATTTAATATTTTGCGGGGACACATTACAACCTGGTCTTTAAAATTAGATATTATTGCACAACGGCAAGTCAATACGGCCTATTTACAATCGCTCTTTAAACCTACCGTTCTTGGTGGTCATATCTTAGATTTACTGGAATACACACCAGCGCAAACAACCTTGACGATAACGCGCAATCCATTCGGATTTGTGAATAAAGCATCTGCAAAAGACGGGGATTATGGTGGCGTAAAATTAGAAATCGGCGATCGTGGTGAATTAAGTGATGATTCTTTTATAAAATTAATAACACAGATTTTAAAAAAGAATAATATTAACGTCCAGGCAAACGGCGTATCGGTTGAAAACTATAAAGCATTACCCGATACACTTGACGAGTTTAAAAATTATTTTATTGAAAGTAATGGGCAATTAAAAAATATGAGTATGTTTAAACGACGTATTATTGGGTTAACCTCTTATTTTCGCAGTGCACAGGAAAGTTTAATGCCAAAATATGCAAAAGAAAACCCTGCCGATTTTCAGGTCATTAGAATACCCATGAGTGATTTTCAGTTTACTGTATACGAAGAAGCACGCATCCAAGAGCGAAATCAAGAGAAAAAAAATGCAAAAAAATCTAAGATGAAAAAAGGCGGCACCGATGATTTATATGAAAATACGACCTCTACTTATCGTATATTTTCACGGGCATTCTGTAATTTTGTCTTTCCACGACCAACCATCCCTCGTCCGATGCCTGATAAAAAGAATGCCGCTGGCGAAGAAGCCGATTTGGCGGATGCAGTTGGTATTAATGAGGATGTTCTGGATGCAGTTGATGGCGAAGAAATAATGAATCGCGATGAATCGTTTGGCGAGGGCGAGGGCGAGGGCGAAGGCGAAGGCGAAGGCGCAGGCGAGGGCGCAGTCCTGGTTACAAAATCCTATAGAGAACGTATTAACGATGCCTTAAGAGAACTCAAGGAAAAAAGCGACACCTATTTGACGCCCGAAGCATTAGAAATATATAGTCCAAAATTCTTACATATATTAGAAAATATCAAAGACGAAGACCATGTCGGAATACATCTAATATACACTCAATTTAGATCATTGGAAGGCATTGGTATATTAAAATTAGTGTTAGAAGCAAATGGATTTACCCAATTTAAGATTAAAAAAACGGGCGAAGTATGGAACCTGGCCATTCCCGAGGAAGACAGCGGCAAACCGACATTTGCTTTATATACTGGAACCGAAACACCAGAAGAAAAAGAAATTATACGTAATGTATTGAATAACGCTTGGAAATATGTGCCTGACACGATTGTTACTAAATTAAAGGAGATTTCCGCTACAAATACGCTGGGCGATATTATTAAGGTCCTCATGATTACTTCTTCCGGGGCGGAAGGTATTTCCTTGAAAAATGTGCGTTATGTTCATATCACCGAACCGTATTGGCATCCCGTCCGCATAGAGCAGGTCATTGGGCGAGCACGTCGTATATGCAGTCACCAAGATTTACCGGAAGAATTGCGCACGGTAAATGTGTTTCTGTATTTAATGTCCTTATCTGATAAGCAATTAAAAAGTGACGAAACACGTGAATTGCGTTTACACGACAAGAGTCGCAAGAATAATTTAACGCCGGTAACAACCGATGAAACGTTATATGAAATTGCAACTGAAAAAGAATCTATTGCAACCAATCTTTTAACTGCAGTAAAAGAAGCGTCCATTGATTGCGTATTGCACGCAAAATCAAATGCAAAAGAAAAATTGCAATGCTTTACCTTTGGTTCTAGTGGAAATTCTAAATTTGCGTATAAAACAAGTTATCAAGATGAACAATCGGACATGATTGCCGATAGAAATAAAAAAGAAATCACATGGAAAGCCAAACAACTAGAAATAGATGGCGTAAACTATGCCTATAATCCCAAAACAAATGAAGTGTTTGATTTGGATAGTTATAAAAATGGTGATACCGTGAAAGTAGGTGACTTGGTAATTACTGGTAAGGGCAGCGAAGCAACCTATAAATTAGAGTTTATTTAATTCGTTAATTTCTCTCAGGACATTTACATAGGATATCTTTTAAAAATTGTTTTAGAACAAAGAGTGAACTAATAATCATAAATGCCGTGATTGTGTTTGAAAGATATATAACACACCGCACGGGAATATAATATATTGTAAAATACAATAGGGTGTATGGTATAATATTGGAGAGAATAAATATATACAAACACAGGAATGTAATTAAATAGTAGTAAATAAATAATAAATAATAATTCAGTTGTGAAAGGGGGCTCCCACTACGGTGGCGAATATTCATTTTAATTGCCATTTTTGTGCAACAATGCATATGGTTATTATCAATATCAAGCAATGCATTTATTAGTGAAGACATTTTGGTTGATTATCGTAGAGATACTTGTAAATAAGTATAATTATTTAAAAGTAATTTCAATTTTTTATATATGTTTTCGGTTTCGTATTCTTATTTCCATTATTTAGTTTGCAATAAGGCTAAGAGTTGTTTTTGATTTGCCAAAATCTCTCTTAACATTGTTGTTATATCGTTGTTATTATTAAATGGAGTTGTATTACTGGGGGTAACCGTTGGTAGTGTTGTTGTCTTTTTCTTTAAAAGTGCCATAAAATGTTCCGGGTCCACGGATGGTTGTCGCGGTTGCTGTTCAGTAAGAGCATCTGAAAAAGTAACTTGTTTTTTTTGTGAGTTATTGTTATTTAAATCAACCTTAATACTGTCGCCAATTTTTAATTTTACAATACTATTATTATTAATATTACGATTCATCATAGTTTCTTGTGTAGTTATATTATTTGGTAATTCTAACCATTTTTTTGCCTCTTCGGTATTTTGTCTATTTAATACGCTATTTAATTGTTCTTCTCTCATGGCAATTTGTTCTGCTAACAATTTATCCATTTCACTTCCAATAGGCATATCTAATGTATCAGAGAAATTAGGTTTTTCCGGTATTTTTACCTGGGATAAACTATCAAAATCATTTTGTTTTTTACTTAATTCATCTTGGAACTTTTGTTGGCGTTGTTCTGCTAATGCGGATGCATTGTATATTTCGGGCACAGACGAGGGTGAGGGTGTTTGTTGCTGCTGTTTGTAATTATTTCCAGTAACGATCATTTCACCAATAACCTTTTTATTTAAATCCACTAAACGATCCGAGGATTCATTTATTTGTTCAGCAAGTAAACTTATTTTTTTGTCAAATATTTCCTTAATTAGGTTAGATTTTGTTGGCGGAATACCTTCAAATGTTCGGTTATCACATAATATTTTCCAGACCATTCCTTTATTTGAATTCGCTGTAAATTGTGAGTATAAATTAGTGTTCATAGTGTGTGTTAATATAAAAAGTAGCGGTCTTATTTTTATATTATTTACAAATGTATAGTTATTAAATCTATGTATCTGAATTAAAGTATTTATCGCGTAATCGGTCCATTAATTCATCCGTTATTTTGTTCGTTTTAAAAAACGTATAATTATGTATATCCTTTAATAAGGTTACAATTAAATACAATGAATACATTCCACATTCGGTGTTGCTTTCTTGATGGACAAATGGTGCATTTAAATCATACTTTAACCTTAATCCTTTGGGATATGCATCGGTTCTTATCTGTAATCCTTGAGAGATAACCCGTTCACAAAATTGTTTCACTTGCTTAGGTATCATTGTGCCGTTACTATCAAAAAAGAATATGAACTTTTTATTTATATCAATAAATAACGAAATCCAATGTGCACCGCTTTTATCATGCGGGTCGGTATTAAAAATAATTCCGATTTTTTTAATCCCGTCCTTAATGTAACTTAATAAATCAAAATGACATAAATCATCCCAAACGCATTTATTTTCATAAAGATGTGTATCAAAGTCAATGGGGGTTGGTCCAATAAACCGAAAACAAGGATAGGTATGTTCATATTGTTTCATCACTTTTTCTATATCATTGCTATTCAACCAGGTATTGTGATTTTCTTTCCATTTTTGTGGCGATTTTGGTGCAAATGTATAGGTTGAGAGTTCATCATTTAAATTATTTTCCATGAATTTTTGTCTTAACCAGCACGATTCATTGTAACAAGCGTTTTTCATTTTATTTTTTAAACTATTCCAAATATCTTTCGGTTTTGTATCGGTAATAAGTGAATCTTTATGACGCGCATTCCATAAATTCTTCATTTTAATAAGAGCGTCTTTGGTATAACAACTGAATTTTTGCAATTCATCGTCATCCTTTGCGTTATTATCCATTTTTTTATTCTTTGCTTTTGGGGCACATTGTAACTTTTTAAATGTGTTGTTATTATTATTGCCGCCCTTTTTCTTACTATTTTTACGTGTTCTTTTATGCATTTTCTTATTGTTTATTGTTTTCATATAGGTGATTTTCTTTCGCTGCCTATTGATAGTTCTCTTAATTCTATGTTTCATTCTATTAATATTTATGGAGATAAATCTTTTTCACTTATACTTGTTTCACTTATACTTGCTTCACTTATACTTGCTTCACTTATACCCTCTTTTTTCTTAACATTTTTTTTCAATCCTTTTGGTTTAATGCCTTTTGTTTTTAGTGTAGGATTTTTTAAATCTATATCCAGTTTAAGTGGTATTATTTTTTTACTATTTTCAGAATTATCATTCGTTGGTAGTTGAATCACATAATTATCTAAACTTGGTAGTGCAATTGTTTTACGCATCATTATTGAATTTGCGTCTTCTACTGTGTCCACATTAAGTGCTTTTATTGTATCTACTAAATCTATATCTAATTTCTCAGTCAAGGCATCACCTTGTGTATGTTCTTGTTGAATAATGTCCTGCTTATCAATCGATTCAAAATAATGGATTGAATGTATTGCAAATAAATGAGATAAATGTTTTAATTCATTGTTACAGTGCAATGGTTCATCCCCTTTTAAAAAATCCTTAAAGAGAGATATAATACGCTTTTTATAAAATTTAATACCTTCCGTATGTTTTAATAGATTACTTCCGTCCTCTTCGTTAATATATCTTTTTTTTAATTTAGTTAAATAGGATGGTTTGGTGAAAAAATTTAAGGTTGCATTTGTCCCTATATCCGAGTGTATATGAAGAAACGTGGTTTTTTCGTCATTTAACTCTGGTATGTCATTTACAATGTCAGACACATCATTTACATTTTCAAGACAAACATCTTCCATTTTACATTATGTAATAAATAAATTACATAATGTATCGTTATTATTTTTCGGTATTATTTTTGATGATTATAAAATACAATCTCTCTTTTTACCTTACTATGTTTACCTTTACTATGTTTACCTTTACTATGTTTACCTTACTGTATTTCCTTTACTTGTTGGCGCGTGCAATTATCAAACATGTTTACTCCCATCGTTTCAGGGCACGGATGAAAGGGTTCAAATTCCGGTTTTTCAAACAGATAAGGGAAATTTTGTTGAATGGTGGTATCTATCACTGGTCTTATTTTGCTTTCATACATATCACTATTTTTGGAAGGAATGTAGAGACCTTGACCTGCCCCGCGCTGAAGAGCAAAAAATTGGTTACGTAATTGCGATTCGGTGTTCACATTATTTGCAAAACCACTCCAAGGTCCTTGGGCATTTCCTGGATTAAAGATGTGTTCTACATTGTAGGACGGACGTTTTTGTATGGGAACCGTTGGTAGTTCGCGTCGGTCAATCAGTGGCATAGAGGCATACTTTGTTGACACTGGACGAATACCAAAACTAGATTGTAATTGTTCACTCGGAACATTACGTTGAGTAAGTCGTGCATTTAATTCTTCGGTTCTTTGATTTCCAGGTTTTATGCGATCCATAGATGTATATAAATGATTAACATTATTATATTGTTGGTTTAATGTTTTAATGTTTTATTTTTTCTCAACATTTTTCTTCTCGTATTCATCGGTTTATTCAATTTAAAAAAAATCTCTAAATTGGTATATAAGTTTTTACTTTCGGTTACATCATCCGTATGTTTTTCCTCACTTTTTACTATTACATTATAATTATAACGTTTCATAAATGAAATGATATATTTTATAAACTCGTCTCGGTTAATAGGTTGTTTATTCAAGGTAGTGTGTTTATGTTTTAACACTACTCTATCATAATATCTAGAGGCCATTTCATAAAAGGATAAATTGTATTTGTAAGGTTTTATGCGGATATACTTGACCCTTTCTTTATCCATTAAAGGATGGTATAAATCATCTATAAAGCATATTTCGGATGATTCGGGTATATTTGTGCAACGAATTAAGTCTTTAACGGATTTTTCATGGCTTGTGCGCTTCGGTTCTACAATTTTGCCTTGAACTTTATAGGCCGCTATAATACCGTTAAATGCTTTATATCCTAATTTATAATTAAAATAATCGTTTATCATTTTCGTCCAACTTTTGGGACCTTGATTATTGGTATATATATAACTTTCATCACACATCGTTCGTTTCTTTTTATTATTAATCATATGTAAAATCCGGAATATTTCAGGGCGAAAAAATTCTGGGAATACATCTAACACTTCAAAAAAAGAATTGTTGGGTAATTTTTTACCATAAAAACTTTCTAATGCATCCCAAAAAATAGATACTTCAGTAAAATAACCGAGTGTCTCGTCCAAATCAAACACACATACTTTATATGGTTTATGGGTTTTTATGACCTTCATATGTGTTAGTCGTCTGTTAATATAGAGTGATATATTATTATGCATATAAATTAGCATTAATAACAGTGTGAAAATACATAGTGTGAAAATACATAGTGACCTATATCGGTGTCCACTAAGTAGATGACGAATACGTATAGAGTTTAACATCGCTGAACGAATGGTATTATACTATTATAATAATATTATTATACTATAGTAACAAGATAATGCCTTTGCGTAAAAATAAAACGAAACAAACGAAACAAACACACCCGTTGACAATGAAAGATTACAAAACTATTTTAAACTATTACACGATTGACCATTCATTATTCACAAATGCTACTATAAAAAACAAGGTTCATGCTATCCTTGCTAAAAAATTATGTAAATGTATTAAAAAGGTCAAGGGAAAAAATAAAGACGAAGGCAGAGCGATTGGTATTTGCAAAAACAGTGTCATTACGCGTAAAAAGATAAAAATATTTACATTTAATTGTAAAAAGGGAGCAAGATTAAATCCAAAAAATGGCACTAGAAAGGTAAAGGTTGAAAAAATATAGTATTTCTAATACGTTGTAAATCATATTATAACGTATTATTGGTATATATTAGTGTGAATTGATGAAACTGTATAATAAAAAAGTCGCTATTGTATTTTCAGTATTATTAACGCTTATTATTTTTCAACTCTTATTGCTTATCGTACAAGGTCTAAAGGGATTTCATAAATATTTTTTATTAAAGGAAAAGAATTTGTTAGAGAGATATGGTGCAGGAAGTTGGGTGGTTATTACCGGTGCTTCTAGCGGACAAGGGTATGATATGGCGCTTTCTTTTGCCGAAAGGGGATTTAACTTAGTATTAATTGGGTCTAAACGCACCGATACTACGCTTGCTGCAATTCATACGCAATATCCAGCGGTAAAAACAAAAGTCATTTACAAGGATTTTAGAGATGCATTTAAAGATGATTTTTTTCAGGAAATACAAGAAGCATTTGATGAACTTGGCGATGATTTAGCCGTTCTAGTAAATAATGTCGGTCATCGGGTTGGTTGGAACCCCTACCATGAAATGGATTCGGCTTATATTAGAGATGTTATTGCAACGGGAACCATCGTCCAAAGTCGGTTAACGCATATGGTTATACCCCTCTTTATTAAACGGCGCAAGGAACATAAAAAACGAAGTGGGTTAATTAACATTACCTCACAGTGTATTCATCCTAATTTTTTGTTTGGACTAACCATGTCAAACGAAATTAGTGTGCCTTATTTAAGTGTTTATGAAGGAGCAAATGCGTTTGGATTTTATCAAGGCACGTCCATTTATAAAGAATATCACACTGAATTTGATATATTGAATATCACGCCGGGGGCAGTGGTCACAAGCAATACACGTTGTTTAACCAATACAATCAATACAATCTTTCATGTTTCTAGTGATGCTTTTGTCAAACAAATTATGAAAATGATTGGAAATGTGGAAGGCGCCACGTGTGCTTATTGGGGGCACGCTTTATCAAATTATCTCATTAATTTTTTACCAATTATCAAGGATAGTTTATTGAGAAAGGTCGGTGAAACAATTGCCAACGATTTTATGACTAAAAAAACGAATCCGGATAATAAATCGTATCTCATCAACCCGGAGGTTCCAGTCGCTACTATGAAAAAGAGAACGAAGAGAGATAAGAAGAAAAATAAAGTTATCACCGAACCAGAGGCACCGGCAGAGGTCATGTAGCAGTGTGCTATTATTCTAAATACTTCATTGCCTTTAAAATGACAGTTTCTTGATTTGTTAATTTTTGGAATACTATCACTTCCGATAATTTTATTTGAAAAACCAGATTCATCTTATTTTTACATCTTATATGAATATCATCATTTATGTGCCTTATATCACATATAATACCTCCGTTTGTTAATTTTAGTTGTTCTGGGTTTTTAAGTGATATCCAGCGAATATAACTGCCGAACTTTAAATATTTTACATCATCAATAAAACGGTATTCTTTTAGTTTTTTTTGTAATAGTCCGAGGTCTGCTTTTTTAAAATTTAATTGTTGCAATATCTTATTTTTGTTTGTAGCAATGGTTGCAAAATCTAAATCAACGATATCTTCGTTCTCGTCATTGTTTAATGCACATAAAAGTTTATCTATATCCATTCGGTCTATGTATTTATTGATTATATAATATAAAATTTAATATTTATATTATAGTTTGGGTTGATTATATTAACACCTTTTTTGTTTCATTGGTTTCATTGGTTTCATTGGTTTCATTGGTTTATTAAATTCGTGCATCTATTAAGTGTTAGTGCTAACGAACATGAACTATGCAATGGATTATCCAAATAAATTGCGTCTTTAATTTCAAGGAGAATAGCATCATCGGTCCACATCAATCCTTTACTCGTTTTACACGATTTTATATACTCAACCCATGTGGGGTTTTCAATAATCACGTTATACCCGCGTTGAATAATTTCTTCTTCATTTTCAATCGTTGTCATTTTTTACACTACAACCTAACTGATATAATTATAGTATTATTTTTATATCATTTATTATATCATTTATTATATCATTTATTATATCATTTATTATATCATTTATTATATCATTTATTATATTAATTATAAAAATGAATTAAACACTACTACCTAGTATAATGTAGATAAAAGAAGATAAACATGCCTTGCCAATTTGTATTACAGATTGTCGGAATTACCGAAGGAACGATAGTAAAGCGCCCATCTGCATTATACCCAACACTGAGTGAGTTGTCTGATGTGAAACTATCTGCCAACAGTGCTAGTGCCGGTGCCGGTGCTAGTGCCGGTGCCAGTGGAAATAAACCTACGATGGTGTTAGCATACACGCCTTCCATGGACTGTGATGGTTTGGCGAACGCAACTACACAAGTCCTGGTTGCGCCTTGTCCGCCCGATCAAGAAGAAGATGTGTGTATTTTAAGCAAACTTGGTTCAAATGACCCATTTACCCATGCAGTATTTCTGTCGGTGTTTAAAGAAAAGGAACTAGATGAGAATGGAAATCCAACTAAAATTATGATAAAAAGGAAGAAAAATATTTTCAAGAAAAATGAAACAGAGATTGATGAGGATGACGATGAATATGAAACCGAAGACAATGAACAGTATATTGCAATTAATCCAAAACTTGCCGTTGAAGTAACGGAAAGTCTCATTGAAAAACAATTAATTACCTTACTGCCACCCGTTAAAACATTTAAGCGAAATGTGCCAATGTATTTGGAAGATAAGGTTGATTCTGTATTTAGTTTTATTGGGTTCTGTCAAGATAATGTTCCTTTTATTATAGAGGTGAATAATGTTCCTTATGCCGAATACAAGCACGGTGAGCGACGTCTTGATATTGGACCTGGAAATCCTCCTTCAGGAAACATTAAAAATCGCCATTTCACAAAAACGGCCTATTTTCCCGAAAAGGATTGCACCAATACCGTTGAGTTGATTAAGCGAATTAAAGACCTTACTACGATTAAGAGGGAGTCTGTTACACGTTGTTATATTGCTTATATTATTGAACGAACAGATATTTCGCATTTTGAGATTTCAAAATACAATGCAGAGTATCAAGAAGCGGTTAAAAGTGCAATGTCCGAAGGTGTTATTATTGTTCCTATTGTCATTAGTTGGACCAATGAAGGCGTTGCATTGTTTGTAACCGATAGTTTGCCATTCTTGTCGCCACTGTAAACTAGGTGGCGGCGGACACTCATGTTGAGACTGAAATTAATAAAAAATTGATTTTTTTATTAATTAAATTAACACATCTTACGCCTACTAATGCAAAACCACAGAATGAATGTTCTCTTTGAAACCAAAACAACAACGGATAGGTTAAAACGCGAAGCAATTGACCGCTTAAATTCAGTTGTGGCTGATTTACCAAAATATAAAAATGACTTCACCGATTTAATGTGTAATTTTACAATTGACAAAACCCTGAAAATGTTGTATACAATTGACCGTGACCGCGAATTCAAATCATCCAAATACTATCATTTATATAGTATCTATTTTGATGAAATTGAAGATATGATATTTAAGGTTGATCTATAAAATGGCGATGGATGTATTTGTGTAGATTAAAATAAGTAAGTCTATTTTTCTCCCCTTGTGGTTGTTCCTTATCTTCTTCCTTATCCGAGAGATTAAATAGTTTACACAACGAAGGATCTAGATTAATATATTTTCGTGCTGTTTGATTTTGTAATTTATGATTCGTAATATAATTAATAATATATTTTGTGGCGTCATTTAAGGTCGTTTTATTACCTGCTTCTAAATTCATAAACCTACATAATTCCGGTGTAATTGAACGTTGAATATTAAAACCGACACCCAATTTAATTTTTTTTTGAGTTTGGTTACTCTCTTTAAATAGCGATGTCTCTTTTATTTTTGGTTGTTTAAGAACTGCATGTAGTAGTGTGAGTTGTTTCGTAGGGGTCGGGTGGGGGTCTTGTTGAATCATCGTTGTTTCAATAGAGGAGTCACACTTCGTATTTAAAATCTCGCTTGTTTTTTCTAGTGTCGGGTGAATCGTTGATGATGTAAGTAATTCAGTTCCATCAACGTGGACCACCTCTGCTGCATCCGCCACATCCGCCACATCCG